TTTAGGACAATGCCTAATCCATTGAGGCACCTCAGTAATCGTTTCCCAAGCTAGGGGCGCCTTAATGATGAACTTCGAGTCTTCATGGGGAATAAATTGACGCTTAAGGTAAGTGATATCATAAATATCATCCCAAGCGTGGATCTCCGCTTCTTTACTAAATGATGTTATTTCGTGTCCATAAGCTTCCATCTCCTTCTGAATCGTCAAATTATTGAAGAAGCACGCAACAATCGAAGCTATAACTTTGACCAAGTCATCTCCGGTGTAATTAGCTCTCACAAAAGCATCGTAAAAATGCAGTGCCATGAATTTAGGGCACCTCGTTCTCATTATCGCTCTCCATGCATTTTTCGAATACTTCTTATTAATTTTCGAATTAAAATCTGTGGTAGCGCGAAATCCAGATAGTAAACCAAAGAATGTCATGAATAAAACGTCAAGCATTCTAACGCGCGTGAAAATAACCTCTTCCATTAGGACTCTCCTAATCAGTTTGTTCTCTTCTGAGTCATCATAATATGCATTTGCATCTTCTGTGCATGATTTTAAAAACTCTGCCATCGCGTGTTTATCGTACTGTACGAAATCGAGTGCGGCTGTAATGTGGACTATCTTTCTCAATCGTTCCATTTCACTTTCTGGAATGTTAAACTCTTCAGCTAGATTTCTTAACTGTTCTTCGTCAAGTCCACTATTTTTGTGTATTGTTAGATGGCGAAATAGTTCTCCCCATTGAGGGCCAGTTGGTGCAATACCCACGCCATTCGCCAAAGCTATATGATGTTCTCTTAAAAAATTTAAATAATCACCAAAGTATTGTCCAAATAAGATTGAATGGTCAACTGGTCCCATACAAAATGTTCTTGTTTTGCCTGCTTTTATTTTCTTATGAGTGCGGCGCTCATCTTTAAGTTTGTAAGTCCATTCTGACTGCATGGAAATACCCTGTTTTGCTAGGTCTAGTCTTTTATCGAGACGAGCTCTCAATAATGGGTCACTAACTAAATAGTTGTCTTCCTGATCTAAAGAAAACAAATATGCTTTACCAGCACCATCTCCTGCCTTCTTATACTTCATATAAGGAAAACCAGGAGAAGACGACATATTCATCCTACCTAAATGGGGCATGTCAGGGGCACCATTTATTGATTCGTATTCAGATAATATTCTAGGCTGGTAATCACCCTTAAGAAAAGCCTCTTCCGCTCTATCGTGCTGATTGATTAGTTCTAAATCTTGATGGTTCCATAAGGGTAAAAACGTAACATTCTCCTCTAAATTTCTGATCAAAGGGGGGATACCTGATTCATTGCGAGGGTCATTTGGAGTAAGAACCGCAGGGGCTGTTAGCACTGGGTACGCCATACCTTGTACAACAGATGGTTCAATGTCTGTTTTTCCAGATTGGAAGATTGTATCTTCTCTCTTGGCTTTACCAAGATAAACTACATCTCCAAGTGGATAATTTCTACACTTATCTTGTAGAGGATCGGGGATCATATCAGGTAGTTCGAAACTGCAGCACTGTTCATTAAATAGAGCTTTAAATTGTTGTAGTTGTTCAAAAGTTACTATTTCTGTAATGCCTTTATTGTCTCCATTTTCACCTAAAATGTGAAATCCGGCTATCTTTCCAGACACTTCTTTATTTTGAATTATTAAAGGAGCTCCGCAATCTCCAGGCATAGTTGTTACTGCATACTCAATCCCCTTACAGATAGCAATTGTTGGGTCGAAACTTGAGACTGACTCTGCGTATGATAGATTTTCGATCATATTAAGTTTGTCTATTTGTAGGTTAGTCATACATCCATTTCTTCTCGTATATAACACTGCTTTCGAGGCAACAATGTGTTTGAGCTCATGTTCTTTAATAAAATTGTTAGTGATATCTTTAAAAGAATTCATTCTAGAAGTATGTCCTCCAGCAAACCATATTACTTTATCACCGCCAACCTCTTTTCCATTAATTTTAAAACTCTTAAATTTATATAAGTCAGATGGGTAGTATGGAATCTGGAATTGTAATTCATTACGGGTAATATAAATTATCTCTCCTGCTTGTAAATTTCTAAAGAAATGTTTGGGCATCAAAATAGAATTTCCTCTAACCCCTATCCCTTGAAGACCTGAGAAGTGCTCTGCAGTTCTCCCGTCAGGCAACACTCTATGTCGCTTGAAAGCACAGTAGACCATATTTGGTACCACACAGTGTGTAGCTAGTTCTACTGAATTGATGTCAAGAGCTTCCTCACGCAACAAGTGTACGGGGTACTCAAATAATTCTGCTGTAAATAAGGCCCAATAAGCGAATTCTGTCAATAAATCCTCTGGTACTTCTTTACCGAATAAATAATCCGTAATGATCGAATGAATCATTTTGGTCTTTTCTGGATCAGATAATTTTTGCATAAAACCTGGAGTTAAAATCTCGTCAGCTAACAACCTATCATAATGATTCTTAAAAGCCATCATTTTCTTCTTGCCTTCAGGGAATTTATCTTGGTATTTCGTGAATAATCTAATCATCTTATGGTTGTGATCATCGACCAATATCCGAACTAAAGCCATATCCTTCTTTTCTCTAAGTGCTTTCTCCTTAACATCACTAAGGAGCTGTACTACTTCCATAGACTCGCAATTAAAGAGACGCTTGACTTTGTCAGATCGTTGCTTAGGGACCGGTCCTTCAGTTCTGTACACGGGTGCTTTAGGCTTATTAGTCTTGTCCACCGCATATCCTTCCGTTTTATAAACTGGGGCTTTAGGTTTATTGGTTTTATCCGTAGCATATCCTTCGGTTTTATAAACTGGGGCTTTAGGTTTATTAGTCTTATCAGTGGCATATCCTTCTTCCTCAAACATCTGTTTAAGTAGTTGGTATTTTTTAACATCTCGTCTGTAACTACTAAGATAAGAACAATCTCCTTGGACTCCTGCAGCTTCCTCTATGTTAGCCTCCATCATTTCCTTAACCAATGTTTTAAAATTATATTGTTCTTTTGGTACAACATCATATAAATAAAGAAGGTCTTCAGGGGTAAACCACATATCATTCTTCTTAAGAATTTGTGCGATCTTCTTTAAGTCACCCATCTTTTTCATTTCAATCTTTTCCAAAACAACCTCTGGTTCCACTCTTTCTTTTTCAAAGAAAAACTTATAAGCTCCGTACATAGATACAGCTGCTATGGGTATTGATAACAAAATTATTGTGTCCATATGTTTAGCAATACATTCTTTAACTTTTTTAATGTACTCTTCACTCTTAGATCTCAAAAGAGACATTACAGATTCTCTCCTCATAGAATTTCTATATCTAACTAATTGTATTAAAATAAAATTATAAAATGCATCAAGTTCAATATCATCCATCACACTTAACTCATTCATCTCATAAGCATATTTTCCATCATTGGGTTGTGCGACTACTCTAATATCAATACAATCATTAAAAAGGGCACCATGAATATTCATTATCTCACAACACTCAGCGATAGTAAACCACTGGTGAAATTTATCGTAAATATCTTTATGGGGGTGATCTTCAGAACATTCCCGTCCAAAGTGTACGGGCATATCTTGATCCTCAACTCTATAAATTACCTTTAAATGCTGTTCCATTGCTTCGCTCTTCTGTGAAAAGAAGTCAGTCTCTTCCTCACCCCATCCAAATATTTGCTCTTGATATTTCGGCAATAAAGCTGGTGGGTAATTCCTGACAGTCTTTAGGAGATTATGTTGCTTCTTCATATGGTTATTAAATCTAGAAGTTAAATATTCTCTAATCTCAGTGAATGTTTTTGGTGTTGTTTTAACCATTTGTTCATCAGAACTCTCATCAGCTGGATTACAAACAAAAAATTCTAGATGAGAGAAATCAGATTGATGGTCAATGATCTCTCTCCCATCTGAGCTTCGGGTAACGAATTGTTCTAATGCTCTACAATAGATCAAATCGTCTCTTCTTCTCCATAGAGCAGGCTTATCATAAATAGT